GACAATGAACACCAATACTGACGCTGTATTGCCTTATGTTCATCAAGCTAACCAGCCTCAGCCTTATAAGATAGGCGGCTCACAGGTCAATGTAGGGCTTGAGACTACTGCGCTATCGATGACTGATGATATGCGTCAAGTGGCTAATAAGTTCGCTGCTGCTATGGGTGATGGTATTAATGCCCGCTCTGGTGTTGTAGTTGATGAATTAAAAGAGTCGTCAGATGTAGGTGATATTGACTGGACTGAGGGGCATGAGATAGCTCTTTGTTATACCTATAAGGTAATCCTGTCCGGTATTCGTAAGGTGTATGACGGTACTCGTACTGCTCGTATTCTTAATGAAGATGGTACGTTTAACATGGAAGAACTGAACACAACCCGTATGGATAGGCAGACTGGTGAGGTTGTTACTATTAACGACTTATCCACAGGCTTATATGATGTTGTCTGCTCTGCTGGTAAGTCTTATAAATCACGGCAAGGCGAGACTATTAGCGGCATTCTTGAGATTGGTGCGGTTGATCCATCGGTCATTATGGAAGGCCAAGATATTCTTGTTAGCGCCTCTGATGGCCCTGGAATGAAAGATATTGCTGAGCGTATTAGAGCAAGGAAGTTTAATAACGGTGAGATACCACAAGGCCAGTGGACTGATGAAGAACAACAGCAGGCTATGGCAGCACAGGAGCAAGCGGCTAACCAGCCACCACAAGAAGACCCTATGATGATTGCAGCAAGGGCAGAGGAAGGCAAGGCACAGGCAGAGCTTCAAAATGCCGCTAATAAGCAGCAGGAGATAGCGGGTAGCCAGCAGATTGCAATGGCTAAGATTCAGCTTGAGAATAAGCAAATCGACCTTGATACTCAGAAGTTCTTAAGGGCGGGCGAGGATAAGTTTAATGTTGAGGCTGCGAAGATTGACCAAGGCCAGCAGAAGCTAGACCAAGGGCAGCAGCAGATTGACCTAAAGGCTAGGGATGCACAGATAGGCAACATGCTCCAGATACAGCAGCAGCAGGCGCAAGAACTTAACGATATGTTCACTAACCTCAAGACGCTAACGGAAGCAATGCAGACCTTTGTTGGCCCACAGGTAGTAGAGGCTGGGATTAATCAAGCTACAGCCATTACCGATGAGCAGGCACAGCAAGGGATTGACGTGGGTGCAGGTACTGTTGATGTTGACGTGCTGTAACAGGCTCACCCGCTATAGGCGCTGGTGTTAAGGCAGGGCTTGAGGTGTTTCAATAGGTAAAGCCTATCACTATTTGCATCATAATAGATTAAGCATATAATACAGATTAAGACGGGTACGCGACCCTTTCTCGCGATATTACCTTACGGGGATTAGACCATGACAGACCAGCAATTAGCTGAGGCGCAGGATTCAGTAGTAATTGACGAAGCGCAAACCGAAGTAACAACCTCTGAAACGGTTTCAGATAGTGGAGAGAACCACGATAAACAACACGAAGTTTCACCGGAACAAAAAGCAGCGGCAGAGCAGGCATTTAAAGCCCGTGAAGCCAAGCGAGAGGCTCAAGCACTGCGCGAAGAAAACGCAAAGCTTAAGGCTCAGATACCGGAGGAAACTAGGCCAGAAGTACCAAGCCTTAATGAGTATCCAGAACCAGAGGAACTACGGGCATGGCAGACGGCAAACGCGGACGCTATTCGTTTTGATGAACGTCAGAAGGTACTAGCAGAGGCAACACAGGCAGGGCTAGACAAGCAAGCATATGATGAGCATCAAGCACTTACTAAAAGGGTGCAAAGCTACTCATCCAATGCCGCTAAATTAGGAGTAAAACCCGAAGAATTGCAGCAAGCTGGGGGGTTAGTTACGCCGTACATGCGCCAGGATCTCATTGAGTCAGTTTTGGATGATGAGGACGGCCCACTGATTACGATGTTTCTTTCAGTTAACCCAGAAGCAATAGATTCGCTGAATAATGCCAGTATGTTAAGCATTGGACAGATTTACTCTGACATTAAAGCCAAAGCTGCCGGACTGAAACCAAAGCAATCGAAAGCACCTGAACCACCAGAAGTATTAAACGGTGGTGGAGCGCCAAAGAATGATGGCGGGCCAGCAGGGGCAACTTATGAATAACAGAGGTCTATCATGGCTAATAATCTATCGAGTAACACCACAACCCCACTTGCAAAGGGGTTTCTCAAGGCTGTTGAAAGTACGCGAGTCGTAACTAAAGCGGTCAACACTCAACTATTATCGGGAAAGTTTAACCCTGCATCTGGTAGTACAGCAGACTTTAAGCGCCCGCACTTATATAACTCAATCGAGACTGCTGGTGGTGATATTTCATCATCTACCAAGTCCGATATCATTTCAGGTAAGGCGACTGGTACAGTTCAGAACATGATCACTGTAGCTACAGAGTGGTCAGTTTTAGAGGAAGCCTTAGAGCTTGATGAGCTTGACCGCATTCTTGCGCCTATGGCCCGTACAGCAATCACAACCCTGGAAACAAACCTTTGGACGTATATGCGTAATAACTCCAACCTGTCTCACGGTACTATCGGTACTGTTGCTGATGCGTGGAGTGATGTACAGCAAGCGGGTGCCTTGATGGACTCTATTGGTGTGCCGCATGATGCTCCTTGGAACTATGTGATGAACCCCTTTACTGCTGGTGGCTTGGCAGACGCTCAGAACGGCTTAACGGCTGCTGACGGTTTGGTTCGTACAGCGTGGGAATCTGCACAGATTAGCCGTGACTTTGGTGGAATGCGGGCAATGACATCTAATGCCATGACTTCATACACTACTGGCGCTGGCTCTGACCGTGCGGGTACGCTTAATGTTAACCCTGATGTGACTTATGTAAACCATAAAGACACTATGATCCAGACGCTTGTTATCACTGGTGTTGATGCCGTGTTGCCAGTGAAGGCGGGCGATGTGATTGAGATTGCTGGTCGTTATCGTGTAAACCTTGATACTAATGAGGTTATCTATGATGAGACTGGTGCTGCTATCCCTTGGCGCGGTACGGTAACTGCTGATGCTACAGCAGTGGCTACTGTTGTTACTGTGACTGTAGCTGGGCCTGCAATCTATGAGGCTAACGGTCAATACAACACTGTTGACTCTGCTCCAGTTTCAGGCGATGTAGTCACTATCCTTGGTTCGGCTTCTACTAACTACCAGCCTAACTTGTTCTTCCATGAGCAGGCGTTCGGTCTAGGCACGGTTAAGCTTGAGAAGCTGTTTTCTACTGATACAGTAGCCACCACATCTGATGGGTTCAGCTTACGCTGTTCTAAGTACTCAGATGGTGATGCGAATACTCAGAAGGTACGTTTTGATATCCTTCCAGCGTTTGCAACATTCAATCCGTTCTTCTCTGGAACGGGCTGGGGTAGCTAATCATTATGGGGGGTTCGCCCCCCTTTTTTTATATGGTAATTAATATGATTAAGTGGAAAAGACCAAGCGGTACAATTATCGAGACAAGGGATGACGAAGCATCCAAAGCAACAGCCAAAAAACTAGGCTGGAAAAGAGTTAAGAAAACAGCTCCACCACAACTAGATTTAGAGGTTTCAGATGGCGAACGCGGGGCAGGTAGTCAAAGCGATACTTCAAGAGATACTTACTCAGGCGACTGAGGCTGATTTAGAGCCGTCTGAGATACAAGATACAATCTTTGCCATGAATAACTATATGACTGCTGAGGCGGTCAATGGTATTGATTTAGGCTATACGGTAGTGAGCAGCGTAAGTGATGAGATAACCGTCCCTGCTGGAGCATTACAGGGGATTATAGCTAATATGGCTATTGTGATGGCCCCACAGTTTGACGCTGAGATAACGGCTAGTTTAGCTGAGAAGGCTCGAACCGGCTTAAATGCCATGAGAAAGCTGGGCATAACACTCAATCCTATGTCCTTTCCTAATACCCTTCCTGTTGGCGCTGGCAATGAGGGAGATCAATATACGCAAGATCACTTCTTCACTGGGCCAGACACTTCTATTCTGACAGAGGGTGATAATACAATCCTGGTTGAGAGCGTAACCCCATGAGTACAAAAAAGAGCAACTTTGTATCACAGCCAACGATACCAGCGGCATCTACATTTGACTACGTGGCTAATGGGCAGAACTTTAAGCTACCTGTTGAGGACTTGTTAGCCTCTTTAGGTGTAACGGGTACGATTGTTCAGGATGGCGCTGTAACAGGTACGCCGGTATTAGATACCCAAGGCACAATTAATAATATTCGTAATCTTGAGGCGCTGGACGGAATTAGTTTGGCGGTATCAGCACAGAATGGCGTATCTGTTGGCGCTAATCTTGTCGCGGGCAATAATGTAGGGATTAACTCTAATGGCAGTGGCGGGCTGGTGATTTCAGCGGGCAGCTCTAGCGTCGATGATATTTCCTCTGGTGAAACTGCATACACTACTACAGGGAATGTGACACTAATTTGTAACAATACGGCTGCCGCTGTTGTGACCTTAAACGCATCACCTAGTGAGGGTGAGGCTGTAACTGTTAAACGCAGGTCAGGACTGGTTACTCTCTCTGGCAATGTTGATGGCAATCCTACTACAGCCATGAGCACAGCGTATGCTGCTGTAAGGCTAATCTATACGGCTGCTGCGGCAGAATGGTCAATTTTATGAGTTATATACCTAGACAGCTTTTGGCAGTATCTTCTTTTGGTGAGCTTGTAGTAGCTGAGCCACATCCGGTTACTCAAATGGCAGCTACTCATGGGCTAGGCTCTAAAGCCTTTGCCTTCCCTGTTGGTACTGGCACAGCATCAACGGATAACGGCGAGTTTGCCTGCACTACTGGTACGGGTGGCCTTAATAACTTTGGGCTGATTACTTCTAGGCGAGGGATAACCTATAAGGCTGGTACGGGCGTACAGGCTAGGTTTACGGCTAGATTCACTACTCCAGTGGTCGATTCTTATCAGATTGTTGGCTTAATTGGTATAGGTAATCAAATCGGCTTTGGCTGTGTTAATAATGCGTTTGGAGTCACTAGAGAGCATGGTGGCTATGCTGATTTACAGTTATTGACTGTGACTGCTGCGGCTACTGTTGCTGAGGTAGGTGTGGTGACGATAGACACAGTGCCTCATAACGTAAATCTAACCAACGCTGGCGGTGATGTTAACTTTACTGCTGCTGAGATAGCTGCTGAATTGAATGCTGACGTTACGCTCCCGCTAATAACCTTCACAGCCAATCAAGATACAGTAATGGCGCGTAATGCGGTTAATGGCCCTCATGCTTTATTTACCTTTGCTAGTGCTACGGCTGCGGGTACATTCTTTCATACAAAAACCGGCGTACTTGCTACTAACTACTTCAAGACTCAATCAGAGTGGAATATTGACAAGATGGACGGAACCGGCCCTAGCGGTGTTCATGTTGGTGCAGGACAGGAATTAGACCCCTTTGATGGCGGCATTGTCTGCGAGGTTCAATTCCAATACTTAGGCTATGGTAACGTGTTATGGATGATTGCAGACCCTCATAATGCGGGTGTTTTCTTCCCTGTTCATGTCCACAAGTGGCTAGCTGATGGCAACACAGGCGTTAATATGTCTGACCCTAACTATCTGCTTGGCTTAATGGCAGCATCACAAGGCACTACTACAGACTTAACCGTTAGAAGTGCCTCGATGGGCTTATTCAATGACGGCCAGTATGTATTGCACGAAGAAAGCCGTTCGACTAGTAGGCTACTGCTAACCATAGCATCAGCCACAGTGCATCATGTTTTAACTGTAAGATGCCGCACACACTTAGGCGGCAGGTCTATGAGTGCTGAGGTTATACCCCTGCTAATGAAGTACGGGACAGAGTCTAATAAAGGTGTCGAGTTTAACGTCTATAAGAACGCTATTAACTGGGGTACTAACCTAATCTTTGACTATCAGAATGAAACAGGCTCATTGGCTGAGGTATCTAAGACTACCACCACGTTAACCTCTATGGGTACTGCAAGCCTAATCTATACGGGTGTATTGTTGCTGAAAGGCACAGACAGTATAGACCTGAGTATTTTTGATACTTATTTGGCTCCAGGCGAGACATTATCTATTACTGTCAATCATCTTAGTGAGGCCAATAAAGACGCTACTGCTTCACTCGTTTGGAAAGAGGACATATAGTTTTAATTAATTGGAATTAGGTATACAATTAACCCATCCTATCGATAACCCTCCAGGGCCGGTATTACGGATATTTTAATATCACAGTAATAGCGCCCCATTAGGACAAGTGCTAGAGCTGAATACTTGTTTTATATTTGGAGGGACAAATCATGTCCAAGAATCTTACAAATGCTGCTGTCCAGGAGTTTGACTCCGAGGTTAAGCACGAATATCAAGGTATGAAAACACTTCGCGAATGCGTTACGGTTCGTACTGGTGTAACGGGTGATGCCTATAAATTCACTCGTATGGGTAAAGGGTTGGCGAACCAGAAAGCCTCACAAGCTGATGTAACGCCAATGGATATCGCACATGACCGTCAAACAGCCAGCTTGGCTAATTGGAATGCTCCTGAGTATACCGATATCTTTGATCAGGCTGAGGTTAACTTTGATGAGAAGGCTGAACTAGCGCAGACTATTGCTAAGGCGATTGGTCGTCGTGAAGATCAGATTATCATTGATGAGCTTGCTGGTGGTTCTGGCTTTAGTTGGCAGACATCTAACGATGGTGATCCTGATACCGGCTTTAGTGCTACCGTAGCTACTAACTTCACATTGACCGAGATGCGTACAGCTAAGGCTCACTTAGATGATATCGAGTCTGACTCTGATGGTCGTTTCTTCTGTATGCGTACTGCCGCACTTCAGCAATTGCTAGAAGATACCACTGTTACATCTTCTGATTACAATACCGTTAAGGCATTGGTCAGCGGTGAGCTTGATACCTATCTAGGCTTTAAGATCAAAACCATTGGTACTCGTACTGAGGGTGGTCTGCCTGGTGCTGCTGCTGTACGTCAGGCGTTTGCTTGGCAGAAGGCATCTATCGGTATCGCTATCGGTATTGATATGAAGACTACTATTGACTGGGTAGCTCAGAAGACGAGCTGGTTAGCGAATGGTATGTATAAAGCTGGTGCCGTGGCTCGTGAGCCTCAAGGCATCGTCCGTATCATCTATAACGAAACTGCGTAAGGGGAAATTATCATGGCTTTTAATTCAGACGCTTTTTTACCCTTATCGGGACAGGCTAATAGTGATGCGCCTCGTATGTGGTCTTACTCTGCTTCGGCGGATACGATCACTGGCGCTAACTATTTTGACGATGCTTTTGTCGCTCAAGTGGCTAAGGTGGGTGATGTATTGCTAGGCATTGATGCTGGTGGTACTAGCCTTTATAACTTCACCACTGTGGATAATACCGCTGGTGCTCCGAATGTA